AAAACGATTCTTGAATCGTTATGCCAGTGTGCAAGCGTATCAAGAAATTAAAGCAAAATACTGTCTTGACGGACAGACTTGTGAGGTAGTAATTATGTTAGGAATTATGATAGGATTTATGTGGGTAACCATGTTACCAATCGTATGATTATAACTGATTCTGCTTTGGCAAGATTAAAACAACGAATTGCCTCAAGTAGTAATGCTTGGGGTATTCGCCTTTCAATCAAAGGGGGAGGCTGTGGTGGATATACATATGAGTTAAGTTATGCCGAGAATCATGATTTAACTGATGTGGTATACCACAACATAATAGCCGTAGATGCACTAAGTAATAGTTATCTACAAGACGCCACACTAGAGTGGCAAGTAAATGGAGTACAAGAAGAATTTGTAATTCAAAACGAAAAACTAGAGAGTGGACGCTGTGGCTGTGGCGAAAGCTTTTACATGGACAAAATATGAAAACAGGAACAAAAGGAATAGAATTAATTAAACACTTTGAAGGGTGTGAGTTAGAGGCATATAAATGTGCAGCTGGAGTATGGACTATAGGATATGGTCATATCAAAGGCGTAACACCAGAGAGTGTTATAACTCAAGAACAAGCCGAACAAATGTTAGTAGAAGAATTAAACGAGTACGAAGGTTACATTAACGACATGGTTACAGTACCTTTGTCTCAAAACCAGTTTGATGCATTAGTATCATGGGTATATAACTTAGGTGGTGGAAACTTAAAAGCAAGTACACTTCTTAAAGTTGTAAACTCAGGCGAGTTTAACGGAGTTCCAGAGCAGATTATGAGGTGGAACAAAGCAGGTGGTAAAGTCTTAGAAGGACTTACTAGACGAAGACAAGCGGAGGCTGACCTATTTAGTGGAAATTAACTTTGAAGGCAAGTCCTATAACATAGGGCAAGATATGTGGGACGCTATGTGTTCTCACGCTGCCGAAAGAGAGATCACTATTGATGAGTATATAGCTGAAGCATTTACAAAATTAAGAGAACAAAATCGAGAACAAGACAAAATTTAGAGCAGACCATTATACGCCGCTCACAGACGGATTAACAGTAAAGCCTAGCGAAATCAATGGGTTAGGCTTACACACCCTCGAACCTTTAAAGGCAGGTATATACTTAGGAGAAACACATATTTGGGAAACAAATAGGTGGAGCTGGATAAGAACGCCCCTTGGAGGATTTATTAATCATAGTTCGACCCCTAACTGTTTTATAAGTACTAATATACACTATCACGATGGACAACAGAGAGAATTGTATACAGTCAGACCAATAGAGGAAGGAGAAGAACTTACAGTCTACTACACAGTAGGATATGACGATATATTATGACCTTAAAAAAACAGTTCACCAACGACACATTGGAAGAAGAACTTAGGGAGATTTGTTGTGAACAACAAAAACAAATCAATCAACTTAATCAGAGCATTAAACAGCTAAAGAGAATGGTAGCAGAAGAATCAGAAGCTAAGTATAGAGCTTATGTTAAATTTGCAGACTTACAAAAAGAGAGACGATGGCACAATGAAACAGACTTATAAAATAACAATATATTTAGAATCAGAAGCCGATCCAAAAGATTGGTTGCCTGAAGCATTGGACATTAATTTGATACCAGCTAATATATATGGTCATGATGTTGAGCCCATAGATAAGGATAATCCAGAATACAAATGGATAAAGGATTTGTCCTGACCAGTCATATGATTCATAACACAAAAATAGCCATAAAGTGTCTTGAAGCAAATCAAAAAGCCACAAAAAGTGGTTCACTATGGCAACAGTATGAGGACGAGTTAATCGAACTCAGAGAAAAATTGGAGAATTTGGAGCATGGCACAACCTAGCGAGCAATTTCAAGGCGACATGAGCCGAAACGAGGTTGAAATAGACCTGAATAAATTCATGTCAATGGTTTCTGAAATAGGGGAACTTAAAGCAAAAATAATGGAGATGGAGAACGATAGAGAACCAGACAATCCATGGCAGAACGCAATTTGGTTTTCTAACATGATTGATGCTTGGCGTATCTTTCCTAGAGCCTTCCTAAGTGTATATATGTATTTACTATATTATTGTACATTTTGGTTTATGGAACTAGATGTACCCACATTAGAGCAATCAGGATTGATTTCTATTGTAGTTGGAGCAGGCGCAGCTTGGTTCGGACTATATGCAGGAACAGCGAAAGACAAAATTAACGGCGGAAAATAAGGAAAAAGAATGAAAGTAGTAGTATATAGTAAAGATAATTGTATTTTTTGTGAAAAAGCAATATCATTAGCAACAATGAAAGGACTCGACTTAGAAGTTAAAAAACTAGGAAAAGACTTTGGAATGGAAGACCTCATGGGGCAGTTCCCTACTGCTAGGACATTTCCTCAAATAGTCGTTGACGACAAAAGTATAGGCGGGTACACAGAATTCGCTGAACTGGTCAATGATTGAGATATTTCGCAATGTCCTAACGGAGAACCACCGAGAACAGATTTATATGCACGCTGTCAATGCGGACTATAAAATAGGGTGGGGAGACACATCAACATTCGAGCATAGGCAATACCCTTGTCTACACTCAGATATAAACAGAGCAGATTGGAGAGGGTTAGATTTCATGGATGGCATTAAGAATGAACCCATGAAAGACTTAGTTAAAAACTTAGCTTTTGATAAAGCAGTTATAAACTTAGCTACTCCTTCTTCAATTCAGTTTCCTCATACTCATGGGGATTCAACAGTCATAACATACTATATAAACCCAGAGTGGAAAAAAGAGTATTATGGCGAAACTATATTCTATGACGATTCAATGCAACATTGTGTCGGCACAGCATTATACGAACCAAACGCAGCAGTCGTCTTTGATGGGCAAATTCCTCATTCAATAAGACCTGCATCGCACATAGCTCCAAGCTATAGATTCAGTCTTTCGGTATTCTTCCGAAAAAGGAACTTCTTAGAAGAAGCAAAAAATAATACTTGACATAGCCCTCAAATTTTAGTATAATACATATATGAATATTTTTATACTTGACGAAAACATAGACAAGTGTGCTGAGTCCCATGTGGACAAGCATATTGTAAAAATGCCTTTAGAGGCTGCACAAATGCTGTGTACTAATCATTGGATAAATAAATATCTAGAACACATACCGAGGAAACTAACAAGTGAAGAATGGGCAATTATCAAAGAAGCAAAGACAAATGATGTACGGGACTTTCCTTACCTTCCTACTATGTATAATCATCCTTGTACTATATGGGCTAGAGAGTCGTTGGATAATTACGAATGGCTCTACTGCTATGCCCTCGCACTCAATGAGGAGTACAGGTACAGATATGGAAAAAGCCATAAATCAGTGCATGATGTCATACTCAAATTACCCGACTACAATATACCAAGGACTGGGCTATCCACATTTGCTCAAGCTATGCCAGAAGAACTCAAAGGAGAAGATGCAGTTGCAGCTTACCGAAGATTCTATCACAAAGATAAAGCAACCTTTGCCGAGTGGAAGTTTAGAGGAAAACCCGAATGGTGGGTAGACTCGGAGGCATCATATGAGAGTCGTATTACAAGATAAACCTTATATATCAGTATATTTTCCTAGTAATATGACGCAAGACAGTATAGACGCTTGGTTATCCAAGTGGTATTCATCACGAAATTTAACACATTAACAGGACAAAATGTACGACAGACCAATAAAACAAAAAGAATTTAATGATTACGCAAAGTTCGTAGTCAGTACAACATCAGATGAGAGTTTAAGTACTCTCAAGTTAGCAGAAAGATTGCTAAAACTACAGACACATACAGAGACCGAGTGGTCTCAACTATTAACAGCTTCCATAGGCATGCAAGCCGAATCGGGAGAGTTCTCTGAAATAATCAAGAAGATTATATTTCAAGGGAAAGAATTTAACGAAGCAGAACGATTCCATCTCAAACGAGAGTTGGGCGATGTACTATGGTACTGGGTTCAAGGCTGCACAGCTTTAGGGTACACTCCACAACAAGTAATGGAAGAAAACATAAATAAACTCGAGAGTAGATACCCTAATGGTTTCGAAGCTATACGTAGCGAAGTACGAAAAGAAGGAGATATCTAATGATGCAGATACTAGATATATTATTACACGAGTATAGAAGTGATACTCGAAATTGCGAAGTGTGGTTAGATGAAAATAAAGTTTTCGTCACTAGACACTTTGAAAATAAGTTGTGGATTAAAGATGTAGTACACTACGGACACAGCGAATTATGGGCAGAAAACGCTGCCGATAACTGGGTTATGGAGATAAACTCATGATAGACACATTTATGACAATACTACTAGTACCTTTTGTAGCTTTTAAGTACGCATTCTCACTAGCCTTTTGGTTTTACTCAGTACAACTATTAATAACATCAGACTTTTGGTTTGATATGTCGAGGAAGTTAAAAGACAAATGGCAATAAACTACAAATTTAATGAAGATGTGATACAAGATCACTTAAAGAACTACATAGATGCTACCTACAATCAACACTATGCTCAGGCAAAGACTCAAACTACAGAGATAGTATTTGAGAATGGACACGGAGAAGGTTTTTGTATTGGCAACATAATAAAATATGCACAGCGTTTCGGAAAGAAAGACGGCAGGAATGATAAAGACTTATACAAGGTTATTCATTATGCAATTATTCTTTTAGGAAGTATACAAGAAGAAAGAGAACGAGCCTTCATTGACTATGATGAGCAACTACAAATGGATATGGACTGATGCTTAAGATTATAGGCGAGTGGATAAACAAGTTTTTAGAGAAAGGGTGGCAAAAAGAAGCAGACAAACAACAGAGAGACTATGGCAATTAGACAGAAAAAACAAGAAAGGTTAGAGGAAGATAATCTAAATAGAGTGCAAGAAGCTCTTGCTAGTAGTACTCCTATCACGAAGAAAGAAGCGTGTGAGATGCTAAACATTAGTTATAATACTACTAGGTTGAGCAGAATTATGGAAGACCATAACGAGACTCTAAGATATAGAGCAACAAGAAAGTCTCAACTAAAAGGTACAAAAGCAACTGACTTAGAAATAAAACAAACAATAGAGTGGTACTTAGATGAACGCCCTATATCAGACATTGCAAAGGCAATGTATCGTAGTTCTACTTTCGTAAAGAATATAATTAATAGAGTAGGAGTACCAGAAAAGAGACCAAAGACAGAACAACGGGGGAGTGGTTACTTACCCGAAGAATGTGTGTCTAATACTTTTGAGCCAGGCGAAAAAGTATGGTACACAGGAAAAGATTTACCAGCACGAGTTATTAAAGAGTTCAGAAATGATACTAACTATGAAGATAAGTATGGTAGCAAATGCTATCAGATTTATGTAATAGAACTAACAGACTTTGAAAGTCCTTACTTTGGCTTTATCAAAGAAGGTGGCTACTATGCCACAGCACTTGCCTATGACCTAGGCAGTTTAAAACATTTAGAAAAGTACGGCGCAATAATATAGGAAACAAATTACATGGAGCCATGGACAATAATTTTGTCCTTTTGGTTATCGACTTGGCTCATGCTAGTATGGAGAACATACCCTGTTATGATGCGTATAATAGAACGAAAACCAGAAGGAAGTATAGTGCTAAAGTATAGAGCAGTACATTTTGTAATGTATATACTATCACTATTTATTTTAACACCTTGGATTTTTCAAGTTGTTTTCTCAGAGAACAAAAGAAAGATGTGGGTATTAGCGTATATAAACGCAATTTTAGGAATAAAGAAATGAATGAAGTTTTAAGAAATGCTTTAGTCGCCCGATATGAAGGAGACTTGGCTGAAGCAACAGCAAACATAAAAGTATATTTGAGCCACCCTGCAGGAATTGGGGAGCATTCAGATATAGTAGGTGCTATTAACGAACAAGTAGAAAAAGCAGCGGCTGCTCAGGAAAAACTTGATTTCGTTCGTAGCCTAGATTGGTAAGGAACTATAAAATAGTTCTTGACTTAGCGTCTATTTTTCTGTATAATATTAATATATGGGAGATAGATTTTATCAACAACAACTCGATAAGTTCGGCACTTGTGCAGGATATCGAGGTACAAAAAGGAGAAGGCGCATGGCATGGACAGACGAATCCAAAGCTCAAGCCGTTGAGATGTACACAGAAGCAGAGGCAACTCCAGAAACAAGTATGGAGATTGTAAAAGATATTGCTGACGAATTAGGCGAAAGCCCAAATGGTGTCAGAATGATTCTTACTAAAGCTGGCGTGTATGTTAAGAAAACCCCTGCAACTGGTACAGCAAAGGCTTCAGGCACTGCTAGTACTAGAGTAAGTAAAGCTGACGCAGCTGAAGCCCTTAAAGGTGCTTTAACTGACGCAGGTCAAGACATTGATGCAGACATCATTGACAAATTGACAGGCAAAGCATCAGTATACTTCACAGGTGTTATCAACGCAATAACAAAATAAGTTAAAAAAATAGACGATACTGTCCATTACTAAAGAGAAAGAGTTTTCTTAATAGTAATGGAGTATCATAGTGAAAAAATCTGAGTTCATCAGAACAGTAACTAACTGTGGAGACGCAGTTATAACATACAGAAGTACAAACTCACGAAAATTAAAGTACAATGTTTGCACATTAGACTTTGATAATAAGTATATACAGAGTAAGAAGAACCGAGCCACAGAAACTGCGGATTCGGTTTTATTATTTTGTTGGGATACAGACTCTTATCGTCTGTTAATACCTAATAATGTAACTAACATCCAACCCCTTAGTTCAATACTGAGGAATAAACGATGAATTTACATGAAGCACCCGAGATGTATGAGAAAATCATTTCGGAAAACGCAGAAGGAACAGAACAGATTAAGTTGACAATCAATACTTTTCGAGACATTGAGTACTTACATCTAAGAAAATATTACCTTGACTTTGATGGCACTTTCAAGCCGTCCAAAGACGGGGTAGCAATGAAGCTGGATTTTGAAAATTCGAGAGGATTATTCGAAGGACTAGTAGAAATATTATCATTGGCGGAAGCTAAGGACATATTGGAGTCTCACTTCAAAGATGTCCTAGATGAAATATACCTACCCTGAAAATAATTCTTGACACGGCTTCTAAAAAATAGTATAATATATAAATGGAAAATTTAAAAACAATATTACAACAAGCATCAACTGACTATTATAATGGTAACCCTACCATGTCGGATACAGCTTTTGATAAATTGGTTGAGATTTCGGGCTATGACGAAGTAGGACACTCGTCTAGCAATAACCGAATTCCTCACTTACATCAAATGTACTCATTGCAAAAAGTTTTCTCAAATGAGATTGGTACCAAAGACCCGTTTGATAACTACAAGGGTTCAGTAGTTGTAAGTCCAAAACTGGACGGAGCAGCAGTTTCATTGTTATATGTTAAAGGTACACTACATCAAGCCCTAACACGAGGAGATGGTGAGAAAGGTTTGGATATAACAGACCATATGATTACCTTAGTTCCTTATAAACTTGACTTTGATATGATAAGTCGACAGGACTTTGTCCAAGTAACAGGAGAAGTAGTAGCACCAAAGACTATCAAAAATGCCCGTAATTATGCAGCGGGTGCTTTAGGTCTACATGACACGGAAGAATTCAAGACTAGAGACTTGCATTTCATTGCATATGGATTGCAGGAGTCTTGGAATGAGTCGTGGACAGATGACTTAATGTTTTTGGCTGAATCTGGGTTTTCAACAGTTACCGCGAGTAATTGGAACGAATACCCAGACGATGGCTTAGTATTTAGAATAGACTCCCATGAGGAGTTTAACAAACGAGGATACACCTCACACCACCCTAGAGGAGCATACGCTCTCAAACAAATTCAGAAAGGAGTAGAAACTACTCTAAATGATGTTGTCTGGAATGTAGGCAAGTCTGGAGTAGTAGCCCCAGTAGCAATGCTAGAACCGATAGAAATAGACGGCGCAATGGTTAGTAAAGCAACTTTACATAATATGCGTTATATAATTGATCTCGACTTAGAGATTGGTTGTAGAGTAGAAGTCATACGCAGTGGAGAAATTATCCCTCGTATAGTTCGGAGAGTCTAGTTGCCTAGTATTGGCAAGTACAACCACACTTATTTTGACAACCACCCTGACGAAAAAGACAGGGAAGGAGTCATGTACGGCATAGTATTAGTTAATAAGCAAACTTTCAAGAGAGAATGTATCAAGGTTGGAATAGCTAGTGGGAAAGATTGGCGGCATATTATAAAGCGTAGTAGAGGTTTTAAAGGATACGATATTCGTATTCAAAAGACTTGGACTAGTACCCTTTATAATGTGTGGGCACACGAACAGTACCTACATGATATGTATAAGCACGATAAATTTGAGCCTATGTTCAAGTTTGGGGGTCACACAGAGTGTTTCAAAATTGATTCCCTCATTCTTCAGGACTTTCCAAAAAATAAATCTTGACATGAAACCCGAATTTTGTTATAATATATAAATAGAAATGAGAGATAAACAAATGAAAACAATCGTCCCGCCAACAAGTTGCCCATCATGTATGAA